TTGATGATTTCTATCTTCATATTTTGTACACCACCCTCCGCTTTGACGCCCAAATCACCGCCAGTGGTTCGTGTTAATGGCATAATCGCTTCGCTTCCTGCTTCACCAAAAACGCCCATATTTGGAACACCACCACTTGCAAAAGCAAATAGTGTTGGAGATGACACGACTTGATTGGAGTATGAGCTAAGAGATGGGGAGTCGTACACACCGCCTTGTGCATTAGCGGTAAATGCGCCCATTGCCATATTAGTTAATCCTCCAACCAAAGGCTTTATAATAGCAACTCTAAGTATCTCCATATACACTTCATGCAATATATTTTTAGCAAGATTTCCAAAATCTAAAAAACCATCACTTGCGTAATCAAAGAAGCCTTCAAAACCACTCTCTAAATCGTCTGTTAAACTTCTAATTACTTGCCCATGCAGGGTATAGTTTTCAAGTGTTTTAGACAATAGCTGATCTTCGTAGTCGAGTTCCATTTCATACAATGCTTTAAGTTCTGGCTCTTTTTCCATTTGAAGTCTTAGCGACTGAACACTTCTATCGTGTTCTATTTTTGCCAATGCTATGGTTCTATCAACTTCATCGTCCAATAAGCTTACTTGTCTTGATTGTATTCGGTATTGCTCTTCAAGCATTTTGAGTTCGTGTTCGATAGCTTGTTTTTTCTCTTGTTGTGCTTTTTCGTATTCTTTTGTTTCTGTTTGGAGCTGTTTGATTCCTAGCTCCATTTTTGCGTTTGTGACGTATTGGGCTATTTCTAATTCTTTAACGCCTGATTTTCTATACTCTTCCACTTTTTGATTAATGAGATAAACGCCATAATCGTAGTCGTCCATTGATGTTTTAGCTAGTGAGTCGCTGATATCTTTATAGGCTTTTGCATATTCTGTTGCTTGTTTTTTTGCTTTTTCTATTTCTGCGCCTGAGTCTGTTAATCCAAAATCAAACTTATTTCCACTTTTCTTTTGTCTTTTTTCTTTGTTTTGTGCATAGTTTTCTTCTGCCTTGTCAAGGTCGTTAATAAGTTTTCCCCATTTATCTATACCTTTTCCAAAGTCAGTGCCTATTTTTTCAAAATACTGCTGCGTTCCTGTTTCGTCAAATGCAAGCAATGCGCCTATTGATTTTCCAAAGTTAGATAGCGCATCTCCTGAAATATCAAAAACAGACGTGATGCCATATCCCCATTTTACGACACCCTTCATTGCTACTGCTAGTTTGTTAGATAGTGAATCACCAAGCTCATCGCTATTGTCTGCAAGATCTAAAAAATCATTTGCAAGCACTGTAAATGTTGGCGATAATTCTTTTACCGTTTTTACAAAAATTATATTCATTGCACGATTCATGGATGTTAAGCTATCTTTGAACTCTTCGGCTGCTTTTGCTGTTTCCTCGTCCATTATTCCTAAATATTTTCTAAGTGCTTCTCCTCCACTATTTAAAAGTGGAATCATATCTGCTCCACTCTTTCCAAATAGTTCCATTGCTGTTGTAGCTTTACTTGCTCCGTCTGGCATGTCTTTGAATTTATCAGAAAGTTCAACAAGTATTGCGTAGCTGTCTTTGAGTGTTCCATCTTGGTTTTTAATAGAAACGCCTAGTCTTTCAAATGCGTTTTTTGCGTTTCCTGTTCCCATTGATGCTTCGCCAATGCCCTTGCTAAACTTAGACAATGATCCTTCAAGCGATGTAAAATCAATGTCGCTCAATTCTGCTGCTGCGCTAAGTGCGTAAAGTCCATCGGCTGTTATACCTGTCTTTTGTGAAAGCTTGTTAAGCGAGTCTGCAAAATCTAGTGTTTTTGTTATTTGGTCTTTAAAGAGTGCAACTGCACCAAGTGATGCCGCTACGCCTGCAAATGTTTTAAACGAGGCTGATAGCTTGTCTGTGTTAGAAGATAGGTCTTTTATTTTTGATTGTGCTTGATTGAAGCCTGTGGCGTCAAGGTTTGAAGATATTGAGACTTTAAGCTCTTTATTTTCTGCCACGATTTAGCTCTCCAATCATAGATTTAATTATTGTAAATAATTCTATGACATCAAGTGAGTATTTTTTGGAAAAATCACGTACTACGGCATACTCACAATCAAAATTATTAAATCCTGACCTTAGAGATAAAAAGAAGCATTGAATCAGTGCTATTTCGTAATCTGAATTTGGCTTCATTATATAATCGCAATCTACCTCATCGACATGTTCGCCTAAATCAATAAAGCTTTGCCCTTTTGAGTACTCTTTTGCGAATCTAAGAAGCCTTGCTACTTTTTTTCTTTTTCCTCTTTCAGTACAATAGCTATTTCGTCTGCAATTTCTTTGTAAGGTATTTCTTCTAAGTCTGCAAAATCAAATAAAATATCTTTATCATCTCCATCAATTAAGAGCATGAGTTTCTCTTTGAGTGTTGCTTCTATTTCTTCGTTGGCTTGTTTTAATTTTGGGAGCATTAATTCCATCTCTTTTTCAAGCTCTGTTATTTTAAGATGTGTATCTAATGCGTTTTTGTTTTCGTTAAGTGCCTTTTCAAGCTCAAATCGCTCATTAAGCCTTGATAGCTTTTGATATAATCGCTTTGATTCTTTAATGGTCTCAAATTTATCTTTAAGTTTTGCGTCTATTTTGTTTTGCTCTTTTGGCAATAAGCTATCTTTCACTACTAGCTTAAACTCTTTTCCATACAAGCTTATAGTGATATCGTGATAAAAAATGTTTTTCATAATGTGCCTTTTTATGATGTGCCTTTTTGAGGGGGAAGGCTAACCCCCAAAGTTACTTAAATGTAAGTGTAAAGTTATCATTTCCTGCGCTAGATTGACATCTAAATGTTTGATCGTAAACAACAATGCCTGATTGGTCTGATTCTGATACCTCTTTTGGCTTTGCATAAGGAATATCAATCTGTATAATCTGCCCTGCCGTTGCACCAACGGTGATAACGATTGCTTTCACATTGCCCGCTAACAAATCATCCCAGTGCGCCTCATTTCCTTTTGTTTTGATTGCTTTAATACGAATGGATGCATCAAAGTTTTCAAGATAAAATTCTTTTTGAGCAATAGCATAGTTCGATTGAATAATATTTCCTAGCATAAACTCAAACTCTGAGATATTTATCGTCCCACCTGCTAAGGTGAAAATACTCGCTGTTGATACAACTGGAGCATTTGCTGTATCAAGTGTGACGGATGGATTTGCTTCTGCGCTTGAATTTGCCGTGGTGTAACCTTTGGCTGAAAACTTGAATCGTGTTAAGTCTCCAACTTTTCCACTGATTGACATATCGCAGATGATTCCTGTAATTGCCCTAGAATAACCATCCGTAAACACTTTTGATTGAGACGGAGATAGTGACCCACCTGGCTTATACTCTACTTTTGTTGATGCTGTTATTGTTTCTGAAAGCCCGCATGACTTTAAGAGTTCTGCAAATTTAGGGGCTGTTCCTGCCGCTCCACCGCCTCTGCCAATAACGGGTATATCAAATTCCGCTGTAACATTGTTTGGATCAACGAAAGATTTTTTGTTTCCAAGCTGTCCATTTCCGATGTCCTCATATTCTCCACCAGCTACTTTTGGATTGACAAATACCAATCCGTCAAGCGTGATGACCTCTGTTGCTGTTGGTAAGCTACCTTGCTTAAATAGCACGATATTTTTAAGCGTCTGTTGATTTGCCATCTTTTTTCTCCTCTAAATAAACACATTTATCAGCAATGGCAATCTCATCCTCTTTTTTGAGTGTAATTTCATCACCACTTTTAAGAGTTTTGTCACCCATAATAAGCGTGCTATTTTCATTTTTAAAAACATACGTTTTAGCCATTTTCAATTACCGCCTTTATCATGATGTACTCTGTCTCTTCATCGTTTAGAAAATCTATCTTTGATCCTTGCCATTCTAGTCGTTCTGACTGTGAGAGCTGTGTCGTAAAGAATGCATTAATTAACGCATTTGCTTTTGTGTCGTCTTTTTTAACGCGCGCCACAAACGTCACATCTCTTAGCCCTATATTTATTGCGTTACGATCTGCAATAAAAAGATGCGCATTGCCATAGATAGGACGTATAATGTCTGCTATGACCACTCTTGCGTCTGTTTCATTGCTAAAATATCTCACAATACATCCCCTAAAATAACTTTTCTCTCTCCAAACAAATCATCGTCAATAGAAACAACACCATACGATGTGCCGTTATGAATAATGATTGAAGCTTCATTGACGGCTGTGTTGGACGAGAGGATGAGCGCTTTAACGCCCTCCTCGTATCCTCCTCCATTTTTGTCAAATATGCATCTAGCACTAATGCCATCGATGATGCAATCTTCTCCAATGGCTGATGCCAATAATGCTTCAACGTCACTCATCATACGGTCAGCATATCTTTAATGGTTGCAAAGCTTTGGATATGGCGTAAGTCATAATCCGCAAACTGGTCGGCTGTGATGTTGATGATGCCTTCTTTAGCTTGTGTGTAAACATCCACAACGATGTCTAAACCGCCCCAAGTACCGATAACAACATCATCAAAGTTACCAAAGATTGCAGCTGAAAGGTTAGTTCCTGTTCCTTTTGTGAGGTTAGATGGAACAAGGTTACTCATCATTGCGCCATAACCATTAACCATGTCGCCTTCCATAATGTAAGATGGGTATCCACTTACTTTAGGAGTTGTTTTAAGTGCGCCTTTACCTTTTGCGTTTACGATGTATTTCAAGTTACCCATTGATGCGTTTGCTGCATTAACTAAAGTTTCCATTGCGATGAAGTTCGCCAATGTTGGAGCTAGTCCGTTTGTTCCAAGTGGTACGATTTGAGTAACTTGTGCAAGGATGTCCGTAATGATGTCGCCCTCTAGTTTAAGCGCGATTTGTCGCGCAATGTCATTTCTAATCATTGACTCGATAGCCAAACTTGACTGCATCAAGAGTTGTTTTGTGACGGGTACGCTAGCGCCGTAACGAGTAGGCGCAAGGCTGATGAAGTCTGTGGTGATGTCACTTTGAGTGATAGCCACTTTTTCAGCAGGCTTGTAAGCTGTTGAATTTCCTGATTGTCTTGGGATTTGAACATTACCGACTAAACCATCTAAGCGAGTAGCGATTTGCATAATGACGGATTGAGCTGTCAATGCATCAATAAACGAGCCACTAAGGATGTTAGTTGCTACTGTGTTGCCACCATTTCCCGTATCAACGACTGACATTGTTCTCATTAACATATCCGCAGGAACATATAGTCCTCTTGCCTCAATGCCTGATGCTTTTGCTGATGCTTCGCCTACTCTAAACTCAAAAGTATCTCTTTTGCCTGAT